TTGCTTACACAATAGTTTAATGAGTAAATTCATCAAATATGAAAATTTAGATTTTAGAATAAATAATGATATTTTTTATTCTACATCTGTACAAATATCTTTAAGAACAAATATTGAACCAGTGTTACTTTCTGATGGTTCATTATTGAGATATGCTCCTCAAGGAACAGTTGTTGGTAGTTTAACTACTGAGTTTTTTTTAACAGGAGCTTATCCAAGTTATTTAATTCCTACAAGCAATTCTGAAAGTCCAGTAAATGCATTGTTTGCAGGAGTTCAAATAGAAAATTGTTATCTTAAAACAGTTTCTTTTAAAGCTTCTCAGTTTTCTCCAATATCTTTGAGTGCAGAGTTTGATTGGTTTGGTAAATTAAATACAGTTGATAGTACAAATGATTTCAAACAATTTTATTTTAATAGAAATCAATCTCTTAATAACGTTTCCCACTCAAATAGAAGTTATATTTCAGATTTAAGTAATGTATTTGGTTTTTCTGAAGTATTTGGATTTCAATATTCTGAACAGTGCGAAAGAATTCCATTTTTCAAAAATGGCGAAACAGTTCCTTTTAGAGTCGCTAAATCAAATAAAAATAAAAGCGTAAGCGTTGATGGCAATTTCTTTAAACAAAATAACGTTTCTGATGTTGAAGGAAAAATAAGTAATTGCGATTTATATATAAAAGATTATAACAATAATTTATTAAATACTTTTAATATATCTGGTAGAATAGAATCGCGAGGAATTAATGCAAGTAATAATGGTATATTGCAAAGCAGTTTGGCAATAACTCAACGTTTAGCTCCATTAAGAAACACCTTATGAGCAAATTTTTAAATACACAATTCTCTGTAACAGGTATCAAAGATTTTGATATTAATCAAAGTTATGATCAATATGATTTGGTTGATTATGAATTTTATACTGGAGATTCTGTATATCCTACTAATTTATCTGGTTTATATGCTTGGTTTAATTTAGATACTATTAATAATATTGAATTTGATGGTTCTGGTAAAATATCTTTATGGCATAATTCAGCACCAGGATTTTCAGAACAAAATTTAGTAAATCTAGACGCTACTGTAACTTTAGATTCTAGGCCCACATACGATGAAAATAGAAACTCTGTAGTTTGCCAAAGATCTTTAGGTGAAACTTTTTCGTATAATCAATTATATACTTCTCAAAATTTTTCTGGTTTTTTAACAGGTGATAGATGTTGGTTTATTGTATTTGAATATGATGATTTAAAAAATGGTTTATTTAATTATGATGCTGGTGGTGGTTATGGAATAATTTATCCAAATTATTCTACAATTATAAATACGGATTCAGCCAATCCGTATGTTACTAGTGGTGCATTAATGGTTTATGGAAATAATATTGAATATTCTTGGAATACAAATGTACCTAAAGAATCTCAACAATTTATAGTTGATACTACTACTGCCAATGGCATAACTTCTCCTCCACCTATTAATTCTGCATTTTCAGCATCCAAATTATTAAAAAAGAAAAGTATAGTTTCAATTATAAAAAATAATACAACTAATAATTTTAAATTAAGAAATAATGGTTGTGAATTATTGAATTTAACAAGTAATTATTTTTATACTGGTGCTGCTGGTCTTAGAATTGGAACTGCTGGTAATGGGCATGTTGGCGCAAATAATATATGGAACTATGATGCTTCAAGTATTTCTTATTATGAAATAATAGGATATTCAAAAACTCCTACAGATGATCAAATACTACAAATAGAAAAATATTTATTTGAAAAACATTTTACAAATGACGATGGTCTTTATATAGCTAATCAAGATTTTACTAGTTCTGATTATTCATATGCACCTATTAATATAACAGGATCTAGATATTTAACTAGAGATGTTGATTCTATTTTTAATAAAACCTATGGATGTTCTGCAAATTTCACCACAAAGGCTTTAAAGATGCAATATGGTGATGGATATTATACAAATGTTGTTCCAAACGTTAATAATTTAACAAGCGATTTTAAATTAGTTTATGATGGTTTAACGGATGTTCAATCAAAATCTTTAATTGGTTATTTTCAAAATACTTTTGAATATGAGGCTTTAGGATTAGTGGAATCTTATCAATCCGTAGATATTGATTTATTTTATCCATATAAAAATAACGCTAAAATATATTTTAATTCTTTAGAATATTCTTCTAAAGAAGCGAACTTAAACACAATTACGATAACTTGTAATTCGCCATATGATTCTAATTTGGATTATAAAGGATTTTTAGTTACTGGAGATGATACAACAAGATTATTTGATCAAACTAAACCTTATTTTAAAGACGATGTTTCATTCTTTAAAACAACAAGTTCTTTATTAGAAGATTATTATTGGTACACTGGAGCCAATAATAAAATCGTAAGTATAAATGAAAATCCTACAGGAATAAATAGCTTATTCACAAGAAAATTTTATTTTAAACCTGATTTAAATTTTCAAATTCCGCTTAATCCAAGATTTGTAAAAACTGAGTATGCGATGACCGCGCCAGTTTATGAAACAGACGGAATAAATAAGAATGTTTTAGATTTTACTTTAAGCTTTTCTAATAGATCAGATAAAGAAGCTTTGGCAATATTAAAATTTTTAGATAATAAAGCTGGTTTTAAGATTTTTGAAATAGATTTGCCAGATCCTTATAATAAAACAATAAATGTTTATTGTCCTGAATGGAATCATACATATAAATTCTATAACAATCACGATATTTCGGTAAAATTTTTAGAATTTAAAGGTTTAACTTCATCAGATATATATTTTAATACATTAATTTCACTATGACTTACGTTAATACAACTGGTAAAAATATAGGACAATGTTTAACTGGTTTTGCTATTTCTTATCCATTAAATATATACAATAGTGGAAATTCGCAAGTTGAATATAGTTTCAACAATAGCAATGAAACAAATTTTGCGCTATCTCAATCTTCTTTATTATTAGATAGTAGTAATTATGGAAATGTAGACATTTATTTTATTCCAACAGTTTCTGCGCCTTCAGGCACACAATCTACAATAATAACAATAACTAGCGAATCAACGGAAGATGGAACTACAGATCCAAGCGGTAATATTACTTTACAAATAACAGGAAATAAAATTATAGATATTACTGGTGGTTATGTTAGGTCTTTTAAAGCGGTAAGAAATTACGATACACAAAATGGTTTAAATTATGATTTTTATTGGTCGGTTCCAACAGGAATAGAAAATTTAAATAATTATTTTTTTACAGGTTATGAATTAGATATATCTACTACTCAAAATTTTTCATCTATAGTTTTTTCTAAAAATATAAATGTATCTGAAAATACAAATGCTTTTCCAAAATATGGAAACTTTTATGGTACAGATCAGTATTTAAATTATATAAATATTCCTTATTCTGAATATCCATTTTTAATAGAAACAGGTTATTATGCAAGAATGTATACTTCATCTGTTGGTCGTAGTGGAATCAGCATTTATGCAACAGGTGTGGATTCAATAACCACTCAATTATCAAATGAAGTTGTTAGTGGTTATAGCGGAACACCTCAAAATATAAAATTTAGCAGAGGGCCTTTAGTTGTTAATTTAAAACAAGGATATGATATACAAAACTTTGATTTATATAAATATATTGTAGATGCTAATTATGGCAAATCAGACTTAAGTTATTATAATTCTATAGAGATATATTTACCAGAAGATAGTACTTTTAGTTCAACAGATAGCGATAGATATGCATTACAATTAGACGGTACATTTGAAAATTTTACTGGAGATATCGGTGGTGATACAACTGTAAATATTTACATTCCTTCTACAACTCGTTTAATTGGATATCAAGGAAAAGGTGGTCAAATCAAGAATGATAATTTAAATAGCGTTGAGCCTTGGTCTAAAAATATTAATCAAACTTTGATAGATACTAGAGCATATTATAACAACGGCAGTTTATCTGATTCTAAATCCGGAGGAAATGTATTAAAACTTGCTGCACAAACAAGTATAACTGGTCAAGCTCCTGTTTCCAATTTAAAATATAATTTATATATTCAAAACAATTCGTCAATACTATCTGGTGGAGGTGGTTCAAAAGCTGGTATTGTTTTAACTACAAATACATTAGGTGCTGTTGGAAATGATTATATATTTCAAAATGGAAATTTTCCTATACAAGGATCTTATAGTTCTTTCAATAGTAAATTAGATTTTTTAAAAATAGATCAAAATCTAACTGCAAATGGAGTTTCTCTTCCGCTAAGAAATGTTGGATATTGGTTTTCTCCTCAAGCGGGTTATGGAGAAGTTGGATCACAAACAGTTGTTTGTTTTTTAAATTTTAAATTGCCACCAGGAAATTTACAGGGAATTCCAAATATATTTTATACAATTCCAATTGCGCAAGATTCTGTAGTATCAAATCCATATTCAGCTTTTGGTGGAAGTTTTTATTGTCAATTTAAACCAGTAAATACTATAAGTACAAATCAATTATGTGGTAATTTAATAACTTCATTCTCAAATTCTTCTGTATTACTAAACATATATAATAAAAATTTGCCATCTGATTATATTTTTAGATTTCCTAATAGTGGAATTTCAAATACTCCTAATTGGGTTGGTGGATCTTATACTTTAACTGGCACTGCCGCATATAATCCAAATTATAAGAGTTTTGGATACAAAGCTTTAACATTAACTAATCAGTCTTTATCAACAACATTTACTGATTCTATTGTGTGTGATGATTTTGATTTATATATAGTAGCTGCAATAGAAGAAGTAACAGCTTTTGATGCATTAGCTAATTCATCTACTTCTTTTAAATTTTTAGATTGGTATAAAACAGCTACGCCTGAAAAAGTTTCATCTAAGCATCTTTTATATACAAAGTATCCAGCAACTTCTTATAATTATTATTCTAAAGAGCCTAATGTTTTTCAATCATTTTTGACTCCATTATTCGATGCTGAAATAAAAAATATTGATGGTAGTTTTTTTATGTATGATAAAACTGGAATTGTAAAGACGAATTTTGCTCAAATATCTAAAAGCTTGAGTTCTGATCAAACTTACTATCCAGTAATAATAAACGTTAAACGTTCTAAAACTTTTTATTCTATATTTATAAATGGAACTTTATTGACTAGTTATGATCTATTAGCTTTAGCACCAGAACCGAATAAATCTTCATCTTTATTAATAAACGATATTAAAAATACTACTTTTAAATTAATAAATGATTTGTCAAGTCTTAAAGTTTCTTATTTTGATATTGCGTGTTATAATAGGCTTTTGATAGATAACGAACAGATTAATATAAATAATTATTTTATAGATACATATTTTAAATTATTCACTGGAGAAACATCTGCTACTTATAATATAAGAAATAAATCTTTTAGATTGCCAAATATTTTTAATATAGCTGGAACACCATCGAACGCTTCTTGATATGAATACTCTTTTTAAATTAAATAATTATCTAATACTAGATTTATATGAGATAGAATTAGATCCTAATGAAGGATTTCTAAGATTTCATGGATCTAAGAACTTTTCTCAAAATATTATTTTTCAAGGTAATGAGTATTCTTTTTTACCTTGTGAATTTTCATCTTTTCAAAAAAGTTCTGATGGAAGACAGAGTAGGCCAACTTTAAAAATTGCAAACGTAAATAATTATTTTTCTAAAATTTTAGCCGATAGAAATAATCTTATAGGAAAAAAGTTTTATAGAAAAAAGATTTTAGCTAAAGATTTAGATGCGGCAAATTTTACTGATGGGATTAATCCTTATGGAACTTCTAGTTTTAATACTTATATAGCTTTTGATAAATTAATAATTAATTTGAAAAAAAGTGAAAATAAACAAGAAGTGGAATTGGAGTTATCTTCTAAGATTGATGTTCAAAATTTAAATATTCCAGCTAGAAAAGTTACGAACGATACTTGTGGATGGAACTATCGTTGTTATGGATGTAATTATGGAAACACTTCTGACTATGCGGGTCCAATTATAAAAAATGGATCTGGAGACGCTGCTAATGCGTTATATTTTTTTCAAACAGTATGGAAAGATTCAGTATCATCTACTCCTTCATATCCTGGAATAACAAGTAATATAGGTCTTCCAGTTGCAGATCAAAATGATAAGACTTTTTTAGCTGGGTATAAAACAAATTTAAGCAATAATTCTTATAATTTAACAAGTTTAACATACAAAGGAGAATGGTTATCAACTAGAACTTATTCTAAGGGTGATTTTATTTTTATAGATCCACTGCCCAGCATGGATTTAGATGAAGAGTCTTCTTTGATAATTCCATTAAATAGTCCAAAAACTTTTTTCGTATGTTTGCAGGATAGCGTATTAAATAAAAATCCATTAGAGAATACAGACGTTTGGAAACAAGATAAATGCTCTAAAACATTAAATGGTTGTTTATTAAGGTTTCAAGACAATAAAACATCAGCTAATAACTCCAGAACTTCATTACCTTTTGGCGCTTTTCCAGCAACATTTCCTTATGATAACGATGCTAAAAAATGAATTATTGGATGAAATAAAAACATTATGCAATAAAAATACTGCATTAGAAATTTGTGGTTTTATTGTTCAAGATAATAATGTATATAAATTCATTCAAATTGAAAATAAGCATCCTTCTAAAGAAAATAATTTTTTAATATCTCCTAAAGACTATTTAAATATAAAGAATAAATTTAAAATCATTTATTTATTTCATAGTCATCCACATAGCCAAAACTTTTCAAAAATAGATTTTCAATATCAAAAATATCATAACTTAAATATGCTCATGTATGATATCAAAAATGATATTTTTAAAGAAATGAAGTGTAAATATTAATTATATGGTTAACATAAAACTACATGGAATATTTGAGAGTTTAATGAAAACAGAGTGGAATTTGAATGTTAAAACTGTTTCTGAAGCTTTTGATGCTATTGAGGCTAATAGTGGAAAATTAATTAAAACTTTAGGAATTTTGGAAGAATATATCTCTCATTTTTTAATTTATGTAGATGGAAAAATAATGGCTCCAGATTATTTAAATTCTCCAGTTTTAAATAAAAATTCTAAAATAGAAATAGTTCCTTTAATTTTAGGTTCTGATTTTGGTATTACTCTTTTAGTTTCATTAGTTATAATGGCTATTGCTACAGGTATTCAATTATTAATAACAAAATTACTATCGCCAAAAACGCCAAAAGATATAAAAAATAATTCTAAACTATTCTCTGGATATGAAAACGTTACTAAAAGAAATATATCTATTCCAATAGGTTATGGTAGGTTAAAAGTAGGATCTGTAGTTGTATCAAATTATTTATATAATACAAATAGAATAGCTTCATAATGAATATATACGTTCAAACAGATAGTGCTAATATCTTGACTAATGCTGCTCTTAGTAATAATGCAACAATAGACTCAGAATCTTTTTATGAATCTGTAGATATGTTGACTGAAGGACCAATAGAAGGATTGACAGATTCTAATGGAAATACTGTAAATTATATCTCTTTAAATAATTCTTCAGCTAGTTCAGTTAATTCAGCAAATTCTTCTTTAGCTTATGGTGTTTATTATAATGATGTTCCAGTTAAAGATAGTAAAAGCAATTTATTTAATGTAACTTCTTCAGATTTTAGTTTATATTTAGGAAATTCACTTAAAAATTCAGATTTAAATGCTAGTTCTTTATATGAATATAAAAGTAGAGTTTATGATTTGGAAAGAGATCCTTCTTTAAATTTTGATATAACTAAAAATTATGATGTTAAACTTTTTTATGAAAATACCACTGCTGATTTTGAAAAGAAGTTAATTGCATTAAAAGATACTGCTCGTTGCTTTACTCATTATATAAAAAATAAATACACAACAACAATAATATTAAATGTATCTATCGATTTATTGTATTATATAGGAGGAAAAGGCGAGACTTATAGTAATTATATAAGATTTGTTGTTGCTTTAAATAATCCTCAAACAAGAAAGACAGCTTATTTATATTTTCAAGGATACTTCGTAGTAAAATCTACGCCAATTATTATTCCAATTGTTTTAGAAATATCCGATGAGGATAAAGCTAATAATCCATTTGCTGAGTTTATTTTAAGTGTTTATAGTGTTCAACAAAGAATAAGCGCCATTCAAGAGTTAAAAAATGCTGGAAATGCATCAAGAAATTTTTCAGTAGATTCTGTAATCGAACAAATAAATTATGGTTTTTCAAATCCATATTCTGTTTTATGTAGAAATAAAGTAAGCGCAAGACATTTTGGATCTATTCCAGTAAGAAGTTATGATTGCAAATTATTAAAGATAAGAGTTCCAGATAATTATGATTGTGAAGCTAGAGAATATTCTGGAGATTGGACTGGTAATTTTAGCAAAACTCTCAAATGGTCTGATAATCCAGCTTGGATATTTTATGATTTATGTGTTAATTCAAGATATGGATTAGCTAAAACATTTTTTAATGAAAACGATTTAAATAAATGGGAGCTTTTAAAAATTTCTAAATATTGTGATGAGCTTGTAAAAACAAATGCTTCTACAAAATATCCTTATGATAATTTTACTTATGACAATGATTTAACAGATATAAATTCTGTAGATTATAATACTATAATAATTACTAGAGCTACAGCAATAAATCAAACACAATTATCTTTAGAATATCCAATAGGTTCGTTATTATTTTTATATGATATAAAAGATCAATTTGATGAAAATGTTGATACTAATTATAAAAAAATTATTGTATCAGCTACTGTAACTAGCACTTATAAAGCAAAAATAAAGCTTTATAATGATTTTGGTCCTCGTACATTTATAGAATCTGATAAGAGTGGTAAGTTTTTTTCAGCTTTACAGTCTTATGTATCAGGAAATCCATCTATTTTAAATAGACAAGATAAGATTAAGAAGTATGCAGTTTCTTATATTTCCAGAACAGACAATATAGTTTTAAGCTATAATAGTGCAGAAGAACAGATTTCTGAGCAATATAGTTCTGCTAAAATATTTGATTATGATTTAAAAATAAAATCAGGAAAATGCGTGGCTGCTCAAGAAGGTTTTGGAGATTTCTTAGAACCTAGATTTTCAGCAAATATTTTATTAAATAGTGAAACGGAAAGCTTAAAAGTTTTATCTGATTTGTCATCAGTTTTTAGAGGTATTTTTTATTTTAGAAATGGCTATTTAAGTTTAAGCAGCGATGTTTCTGCGCCTACTAGTTATATATTTACAAATTCAAACGTTAAAGATGGTTTATTTACTTACACATCTAGTGATTTTAATACTTCTTTTTCTATAGCTAAAGTTTCATATCTAGATAAAAGCGATAACTTTAAAGATAAAATTGTTTATGTAGAAGATTCGGATTTAATAAAAAAATATGGATTGATTGAAAAAGAGGTTATTGGATTTGGTGTTACTTCTAGATACCAAGCAAATAGAATAGGAAAATGGTTTTTAGCAACGGGAAAGTTGGAATCTGAAGTTGTTAGCTTTACAACTGGCGTTGAAGCTAATTTATTAAAAATAGGAGACGTTGTAAGAGTGGCAGATTATTTAAAAACATCAAATATAAGTTACGGTAAAATAACTTCTTTAGATTTTAAGAATAATTATATTTATATAGACAGGCCAGTAGCTGATGATTCTTTAGGTAAGAATATAAAAATATTTTCTGTTGTTCAAGGAGAACCAATTGAATTATCTTTTTATATATCAGAAATAGATAATGCTAATTTAAGATTGAAGTTAATAAATGAAAAATATTTTTCTTGGGTTTTAAAATCTGGAATAACAGCTTCTTCTGATAATAAAATATTGACTGCTATAAGTAGTTTTGCATCAGATTGGAATAAAAAGGCTTATACTAATCAATCGTATACTGATAATTGTTCTCTTGATTTTTCTGTTCCTGATTTGTCTAGTGAAAGTGCAGTGGGTATTTCAGAAATTGATAATATAAATAATAGTTATACAGATATTGATTATCGTTTTAGATTCGCTGGATCAGGAGTTGTTGTAGAAGTTAATAATTCAATTGTAGCTTCAGGATCTTTTAAAATAACAGATAGTTTTTCAATAACTTATGATGGAACTGATATAAAATTTTATCAAAATAATACTTTATTATATACAGAAGGAAGAACTAAAGGAAATCCATTATATGCAATTGTTGCAATGAAAACTATATATGCAAGCATAAAAGATTTATATTATACATCTTTTCCAGATGAAACTTATGGTAATTATGCAAATTTAAGATCTGATGCTAATTTTGCTATCTATTTAGAAGAAAATATTGATAAACAAAATCTTTATCGTATTAGTAGTATTACAGAAAATTCTGCAAATGATTATGCTATTTCTGCTCTTAAGTATGATGAAGAAAAATTTAAAATAGTTGAAGATGACAAATATGTAGATCCAAATCAAAATAATCAAAAACAAATAGTTTTTTCTACAGATGATTATATAACTTCAGCGTTAACAGACGATCAAATTATTGCAAATATAACTAATCCTCCATTGGATATAAGTTATGTTCAATCTATCAATACGAATTATGATTATTCTTTTCTAATAGAAAATGAAGTGTTAAATGCTAATTATAATTTAAAGATGTATCAATCAATTAACATTAATTTTGTTAATTTATTTACTTACTTAACTAATCCATTGGTTAATGGATTACTATGTAATATAACTAGAAATGGTAAGATTTTAAAATTTAAGATTTTAAGGTCAGAAGCTAGATTTGTTAATATATTCTTGGGAGAAAAACCAATTTCTTCAAGAAATTATAGTCCAAGTTATTTTATTGATTTTTACGCTTTTGATAAAAATTTAAAATTAATCAACGTGTAAAGTAATATATGGCTTTTATTCCAAACTCAGGAATTGATTATGATAAGGCATTCGAGGTATCTAGTATAACTTTAGTTACTGCTAATCCAGATTCTTCAACAAATAATACTTTATCACCAAGCGCATATGGTTTAAATATAAATACGCCATTTGTTAGTGGATTTTTATTAGAAGATTCAATTAATTTAGATTGGTCAGTAATAAGACCAGTTACTAATGATATTTTATCTGATATAGTTACAGATGCTGGTTTTTCTGGTTTTAAGACTAATTTTTATGATATAAATCGCAATTTAATATTTAGTTCTCCTGATAGTTTTTTAAATACATCTTATTCTGTAACTAATGATGATTTAGTTAATTTATTTTCGAATATTACTGGGGAGCAAAATGTAAATAATTTAACTCAGTTTTTTATAGATATTGTTAGTACGGATATTCAAGGAAGAACTAGTACTGGAAGTGCTTTAATTAATTTTGGAACTCCTCAAGTTTATATTTCTGGATATAATATAAATAATGAAGTAACAGTAAGTTTAAATTACGCTGATAGAAAAATAATTAAATCTTTAGATGTTTTTGTAACAACTGGATCTTCTTTTGATACAACTTCTACTGATTATCTTTTTACACAATCTTACGAAAATATAAATATTGATAACGTAATTATTCCTGATTTACAAACTAGTTCTCAATTTTTAATAGCTGATAATAATATTCGTCAGCCATATTATGTACATTTAATACCTTATAGTTATTTTTATAGTGGTCAAAAAGTAGTTTCTTCAGGAATAAAGCCATTTTCTTATAATTTATCTAGTTTACCGCCAACAATATCTGGTTTAACAGGTTACGTTTCTTCAAGTTTAAATAAAACAGATAAAAATTTAAATTTAGAAGCATTTCTTACTTGGAGTCCAATAACTCAATCTCAAGACTGTATATTTCATATCGCTGTAGAAGAAAGTGGCAATAATAAAAAAGTATATAATTATTTCGAACAAAATACTTCTCCTAAAAATATTTTATCAATTGCTTATGGAACAGGAACAGGAATTTCTGGAAATTTAAATATATTTTCTAGTTATGGATCTTCAGGTATTCAATGGGTTGATCATACAGTTTATGTAGATAATTTTGGATCATTGCCAATTGGATCTTACGAAACAACATCTACTCAAATACCTTATATAACAGAAATAAGAATTCCATCTGGTAATTCTAATTATCAAGATATATTCTTGTCTTATGGATATACAGGAAATGGAAATTTTAATTTTTTGCCTTCTGGAGGTTTTTATAGTGGAACTATTTATACTGGAACGTATTCAGCAGATAGATATTTAAATAATTTTACACCTTCTTCTACCGGAACGGATAGTTTGGGAACTTCTGTAACTGGAATACAAATAGCAAAAAGAATAACTGGTTTTGCTGATTTTGTATATTCTGCAATCAATCCTTCTTTTATTTTTCCAGTAAAAGAAGATAATAATTATTTTGTTAAAGTTCGCGCCACAAATTCAAAAGAAGTCGTTTCAGAGTTTTCGGAAACTTTATTTATCAGTTCTGGATATATAAATCAAGCTATAAATTTATCACAGCTAAGTGGAAAAAAAGTTATTGATGGTTCTGGTGTTAGTGGTTATATACCAAAGTTTTCTGATTCAGATACATTAACAACAGGTACATTATATTATAGTGGTAGTAATAATTTAGTATTTACAGAACTTCCAACAACTACAACTTCTGAAAATTTATATAAGTTAGTAATTGAAGATAATATTGTTAAAAAACAATTAGATACTGGTAATGGAACTGCGTTAATTGATGAATTTACTCAAGTAAGTCATGGGTTCGTTGTCGGTGATATTGTTAGATTTGATGGAACTACATGGTATAAAGCACAAGCTGATAGTGCCGAACACGCTGAAGTTCAAGGAGTAGTAAGAACCATTGTTAATTCAAATACTTTTAAATTGGTATATGATGGATTGATTGAAGGGTTGAGTGGATTAACGCCGGGGCAAGTTTATTTCTTATCGGCGACTACAGCGGGTGCAGCAACAACAACGGAGCCAAGTAATTTTGGCGAAGTTTCTAAACCTGTTTATTTTGCATTAACAACAACTTCCGCAAATGTTTTAACATTTCGTGGCGTTATTATTGAGCCTCAAAGTGGAACTTCAGGAACAAGTGGAACCAGCGGTGATCCAGTTATTTCTTCTACTTTAGCTTATTATAACAACTCGACTCAAAGCATATCATCCTCTTCAAATACAAAGGTAACTTGGTCTACAGCGGATACCGCGAATACTCAAGGATCGATTGGTTTAACTTTCAATGGAACTGATAGATTTACAAATACTTCTGGAGATACAATTGTTATCACTGTTGATGGCTATATAGGATGGGCAAGTGGTGGAACTTCTGGCACATCTAGATCTGTATTTATAGTAAAAAATGGTAATGTTTCTTCTTCTCAAGGAAGATATTCATATAGCAGTATACCTGCAAACGATGATTATCCAGTAATTCATTTTTCTTCAGTTTTAGTTTTAGCTAATAATGATTATGTAGAAATTTACGCTTGGCATAATGATTCAAGTTCACAAAATATAAATGCACAAACTAATTATCCTGCAAGTAGAATAATAATAGCTAGAAATGAAGGTGTTGCAGGAACTAGTGGATCTTCTGGAACAAATGGTACTTCTGGATCTTCTGGAATAAGTGGTACTTCAGGTTCTTCTGGCACAAGCGGATCTTCTGGAACAAGTGGTTCTTCTGGAGTAAACGGAAACATTGGGTCTTCTGGAACAAGTGGTTCTTCTGGAGTAAACGGAAACATTGGGTCTTCTGGAACAAGTGGTTCTTCAGGAATTGATGGTGCTACTGGATCTTCTGGAACAAGTGGATCAAGTGGTATTACTGGAACCAGCGGATCTAGTGGAACCAGTGGTTCAA